TTGAGCGGCACGCGCTGCACCGTATGCACTGGGAGAAGAACACTAGCGGGCTGAACGCCAAGCTCGCGAAACTTAAACGGCTGATTGAAGCCAAGGAAGCCAAACAGTGAAAAAGAAACTCAGCCGCCAGCGTCTCACACAGCTTAGGCTCCAAGCCGAAGGCCGCTGCATTATTTGTGGAAAGAAGCGGGACGGCGGCTCGAAGTATTTGTGCAAGCACCACACCGAATTGAAGAACGAACGCCAGCGGGCAAAGCTCGGGCACAAAAAATGGAAGAAAGGTGGGCGCGGACGCCCGCCATTGACTAAAACTAAAAAATCATCCAAGTGAACGCATTATGGCCAAAGTAAAAAAAGACGGACGCAGAAACAACCGCCCCGCCGTAGTGGGCAAGGGCGGAGGACGCGAGAAAGGTGAAGAACTTGACTTCAAGAATGACAGTCGAAGGCAGGTTCTTGTTCGCCTTCGCATGACGCACCCGCCTCTCTCCATTCGGCAGATTGCGGACAAGCTCGGTTGTTCCACTAACACCGTGATGAATGATATTCGGTTTTTGAGGACGCAGTTTTCTTCTGAATACTTCGCCGACAACAACCGGGCGGCTGTTGCCCGTGCGTGCGCGGAGCTGCAAGCCCTTGCTGCGCAATTCCTCACCGAGGCCGAGAACATGCCAAAAGGCCCAATGTGGACAACCGAGCGTTCGTCCCTGTACGGGCGCGCATTGCAGGCGCTCGACCAGCGTAACAATATCATGATGGAATGCGGCATCATGTCCAAGGCGGCTGTCAAGATTGAAACCAGCGGTCCGGACGGCAAACCCATTGAGTACGATGTCACCACGATGTCGATACAAGAGCGCATCAAGTCCCTGAGCCTTATCGTTAACCCCGCCGACACCAAGCCAGAAGGTGAATGATTGGCTCCATTACTTTGGCGCGGCTGCGTGCCTCATTGCCCTATGGCTTTTAGAAACACCAGACGAAGAAGATCACGAGGAGGAAGAAAATGACGACGAGTAGCTTTCTCCCGTTCTGGGATTACTTTCGCACCTGCTTCGTCCCGTTTCAAAAACTCAGTCTGCCCGTCAAGAAGGAACATCAGCTTGTTTGTGAAACGTTACAGAAGGCCGTGTTGGGCGAGCTTGGCCCGATTGAGTTTGTGGTCATTAACATTGCCCCGCGTATCGGCAAGACCAAGATACTTGAGGCGCTGGCCACTTGGATGATTGCTTACTTCCCGGACCAGCAAAGCATTTACACGTCATATAGCTCCATTCTGGCCGAGGTCTCCACAAAGTACATACAAGAAGTCCTTTCAAGCTGGTGGTATCAGTCGCTCTTCCCTTGGTTCAAAGGTTTGGGCAGGACTCAAAAGAGTAACGACTTCACCACAACGCAGGGCGGGCGGGTGTACAGCGCGGGCGTTGGCGGCACCATCACAGGCTTTGGCGCTGGCCTAAAGCGTCCGGCAGGCGGGTTCATTGCCATTGACGACCCCTCCAACCCCAACGAGGCGCTCTCGCAGACGCTAGCGGCGGCGATTTCCTTCTGGTTTGAGAACACCATCCTTCGCCGCCGTAACTCGGACCGTTACTGCCCCGTGATCATTGTGCAGCAACGGCTCGCGCCCAATGACCTGTCCGGGCATGTGCTGGAGACGTATCCAGAAAAAACAGTACACCTGATCATTGATGCGGAAGATGAAAACGGCGAAAGCCGCTTCCCCGAAACCTTCAGCACGCTTACGCTTCAGACCACCAAGAAGGCGAACCCGTTTGTGTATTGGGCGCAGTATCGCCAGCAACCGATCGTCCTTGGCGGCAACTTAATCAAGACGGACGACTTCGAGTTCTACACCGAGGATGTTAGCGCGTTCAGGTGGGAGAAGAAAATTATCACTTGCGACACCGCGCTGAAGGCGGAGGAACAAAACGATTGGTCGGTGATACAGTGTTGGGGCAAGCTAAAGGCCAAGGCATACTTGATTGATCAAGTGCGCGGCAAATGGGAAAGCCCTGAACTTGTTACCAACTTCCGGACCTTCTATCGCAAGCACCATGTAATGAATTCGCCGATTGGCCGTGTCACCGTTGAGGACAAGGCGGCTGGAACTGGATTGGGACAAACACTACGCCGTGAGGGCATCCCCATTGAGCCAATTGAACGCAACAAGGACAAGGTGACGCGCGTACAGGAAATCCTCCCCTACGTTGTCACGCACATGATTGTTCTGCCAAAGAACGTTTCCTGGATGCCTGCCTTTCTTTCCGAGTGCGCGCAGTTTCGCAAAGACGGCAAGCAGATGCACGACGACCAAGTTGACACCCTGTGCGACGGTGTGTGGTTTACGCTCGGCAAGCCGCTCTCAATTCTTGATGTGCTCGGGGATGCTAAAAAATACGTTGCATGAAAATCACCTACATGACCACTCTTGGCGTAAACGTCGGCGACGAATTCATTCGTGCTGGCATTCGCGCCATCCTCGAAGCCGCCAACATAAAACATTCGGCTTTGTATGTGTGCAAGCACGACTTGACCACATTGTTTCGATCGGTTGAAGACGAGACCTTGCACGTCCCTGACAAGTTTTGGGACACCGACGTTTTCATACAGGCGGGCGCACCTGTGTTCTGGCGCAACAAGGACGGCAGTTCCAGCCTGACGTCGCCTTGGTTCAAATACCTTTGGGAGGAGCGCATTCTGACCGGCAAGAAGAAGTTTCTCAACCTTGGCGCTGGCTCCTGCCAGTCAATCGGGGAAAGCCATAAGACTTACCTGAACGATGGCGCTTGCACCAACTACGCGCACCAGACGCTCAAGGTTGCCGCCCTGACAACGGTGCGTGACCCGGTGGCCTTTAGCATTGCACAGACGATCGGTGGCAACGCGCTGGCTCTGCCGTGCCCCGCCTTCTATGCCGCGCAGGGCTGGAGGCAGGTGCCAAAGCAGGAGGATCTCATTGGCGTCAACCTGATGCCGCTGGCCTGCCACCATGATCTAAACAACAACTTTGACGCCGTTGCATGGTACAAGAAGGCGTTTGATATCACCAAGGCACTGCGCAGGCAGGGCAGGCTTGTATTCATTGCGCACGACATCACCGAGGCCGGGTTTATGCAACGCTTCGCCGCACCGGGCGAACGGGTGTTTATGGCCCGAGGCTGGCGTGATTACTTGGACGTGTACGGTGCTTGCTCCAAGGTTGTGGCCAACCGGGTGCATGGTGCTGTTCTGGCGGCTGGCTTTGGGGCAAAGGCTTGTATCATCGGCAACGATACACGAATCCAGATTGGGCAGTTTGTTGGCATTCCGTTTCTACGTGCCGACACCTGTGACGTTGCTTTGGTGCTAAAAGAGCTCGAAAGCGTTCATCTTAACGCGCTAAAGACTCACCAGTTCAAAAGCTTTAACGAGTACGTCTTTCAAGTTAGCAAAGCAATTCAATCATGAGACATTACATCTACGGCGGTCGGTTTGGGGATGTCTGCCATTCAATCCCCGCTGCATATGAATACCACCTGCGCACGGGTCAGCGGGTGCGCTTTAGTTGCTCGGCGGAGTTCGCCTCCATTTTGGAAGGCTGTTCATACATTGAGCCATACGCGATTCAAGTGCCTTGGCAGAGGATTAACGACATACACCGGCAGGCCAAGAACAACTTCCCCGGTGACGACTTTGTGGTGATGGCGTGTTATGGCCACGACTACACGCCCGGATATGAAATGTATTCATTCCTTCGAGAGAGCTGGCGTCTGTCCGGTTGCCCGCAACCCCCCGAGACCGTGCCGCTGGTGTTCGACAGGCGCAGCCCTGCGCGGGAGGAGAAGCTAATCAAGCAGCACATAAAAACGGGCAAGCCGGTCATTCTGGTTTCCACAAAGGGGGCGAGCAGCCCTTTCAACAACTCGCATTTGATTTATGACGACGTCCGCAACGCCCGCCCTGACTGCGAAATTGTGGACTTAAACTTCGTCAAGGCCGAGCGGGTTTATGATTTGCTTGGCCTTTATGAGAAAGCAATCGCCCTTGTGACCATTGACACCATGCACTTGCACCTCTCGGCGGCTGTGCCGGGCCTGCCTGTGTATGCGTTTATCTGCGACGGGCATACGCGCTGGAACCGTAGCGACTGGCGTCCGCAGCAAGTGTTCAGATGTGTTTACGCGCAATATATGGACAGGCGCGCACTTTTCCGCTCCGCTCTAACCTCAATGAACGCAATTCCTCACATCTATCACATGTGGTCGCACCTTGGCCCGCGCGATGGCGATACCGGGCGCAGGATGGAAGTTGCTCAAGCTAGCTGGCGAAGTGAAGCCCAATGGGCGGGCAACTGGACGCTTTGCGAGCTAGGCCGGGACAAACTGCCCCGCCTAATGACCAACGACGGCGATCTTCCTTATATCAAGGACATGATTAACGCTGCGTTTGCAGAAGGCGCAAAGGACACCGACATCATTTCCATAAGCAACTCGGACGTTGGCTGCATACATGGATTCACTTCGCAGATACTGGACAGCGTGCGCGAATGTGGCACCGCTTACACGCACCGATACGACCTGCACAACGCCAAGATTGAAAAGCCTTTCACCCTCGAGTCCGAGGTTGCCCGCCGCTGCCAGTGGTATCCCGGGTCTGACTGGTTTTTCTTCACGGCAGGCTGGTGGAAGCGCCATCAGGACGAGTTCCCTGATATGGTCATTGGCCGTGAGTTTTGGGATTGCGTGCTTCGCCAGTTGCTCAAGAAGCACGGTTCGCGCGAGATTCAGAATGCCGTGTGGCACGAGAAGCATCCAACGCAATGGGACAAGCCGGGCAACCGCGAGAACCTTCCGGGCAACAAACACAACCGGGCGCTTGCAACGCAGTTCTTTGTTGAGAACAAGAGCAACGACCGCGACCCGTTTAGAACAACGTGGAACCTGCAACCCGGCACAACGGCCAACGTCGATCCGCGGCATACGCGCAACTTGCAGCCGACGCACAAGAACCCCAACCTTGTATTCCCAAGGCGGCTACAGACCGGCACCAGCACAATCAATCGCACTTACAAAAGGGTTTTCTAATGCGCTTTCTGATTCCACATTGGGGCAGTGACTCCAAACACCGCGAGCTTCTTGGCAAGTGGTTTGGCCGTTACCACATGAGCGGATGTAAGATCCCGGTGACGGTAATCAGCGATGACAAAACTGAACCGCTGAATGTGCAGCGCATGTTCGGCGCAGAGTGGCGTTCGTATAGAACCAGCCCGCCCGGCCAATACCCTTTCGACACCAAGGGCGAAATTGTGTGCGCTGCCATTGTGGACATACAGGAGCCCGTTCTGGTGCTGGACGCCGACGCCTTCCTCCAACGCTGCCCGCAGGAGGCTCTGACGGCGTTGCTTGGCGTGCCCTTTGCCATGCCGGAGGACGAGGGGCGGCGAGGGCTGCACCTGCGCAACCGGCACGCGCAGGAGACAGACGTCCTCAAGCGGTGCGCGGGCGTGCTGTGGTTTGGCCAGCCTTTGGACCCCGAGTACCGGCAATGGCTGGTGAAGGAGTATCAAAAAGCATTCAGCACAATGCAGAACGGCAAGTGGCATGAACCGCGCTACCTGTGCGAGCAGAACGCTTGGACGCTGGTTGCGCACTGGCACACCTGCCCCATTCTCAGCCGCCTGTTCAATTGGGCGGATCATATAACATCAATCGGGCCAAACTCTGAAGCGTATATCTGCCACCATATCGGGCAAAGGAAGTTTAACATTGCCACAGCAGCGCCGAGGGCATAACCGGCATCCACTATAAAGCGCGCATCCCATGCAAACTATGCACATCACAAACAGCGTCGGAATGTCCGGTCTCCTTGACGGTGTATTCAACGAGCCGGGCATGTACGACCCGCAGACGATCTCACAGCCTTGGACCTTTGCCAACGGTGTTCAATATACACCGTTCACTCTAAACCGTATTGCCCTTTCGTATGGGTATATGGGATACGGCCTTGTCCAGACCTTGATTGATATGCCCGTTGAGGACGCCTTCCGCGGCGGGGTGCAAATCAAAACCGACGAACTTGATGAAGAGGACTTGACGCTGCTTTATCGTTTCATGTCGGAGAACGGCGACTTTGAAGCAATACAGGAAACGCTTAAATGGGCGCGCTTGTTTGGTGGGGCGGGCTTGTTGATTGAAACGGATGATAACAACCCGCGCACACCGCTTGACCCTGAAAGCCTGACGCCCGACTCGGTGCTGCGCTTTATTGCCGCCGATCGGTGGGAGCTGGTGTTAACTGGAACCAGCATTCTAAACTTGAACAACGCAGGTTTCGGCCTTGGCGATGTCACGAAGAATGAAATCCCGTATATGTATTACACCGTTCCCTTGCACGAAAGCCGCGTGATCAAGGTGAACGGCAAGAAGGCACCAAGTTACATTCGCCTTCGCTTGCAGGGTTGGGGGATGTCGGAACTTGAACGCTGCATCCGCGACATCAATTCCTTTATCAAATTCCAAAACGTTATCTTTGAACTTATCGACGAGGCAAAGATTGATATCTTTAAGATTCAGGAATTCAACAGCTCGCTTGCCAGCGCCGAGGGCGTTGAGCTGGTGCGCAAGCGCATCGCGCTTAATAGCATTCTAAAGAACTACAAGAACGCGACCGTCATGGATGCCAATGACGACTTCGTTCAAAAGCAGCTTGCTTGGAGTGGTCTGGCGGATATCTACGCAGAGCTTCGTCAAAACCTTTCGGCCGCGCTTGGCATACCAGAAGCAAAGCTGTTCGGCCAGTCCAGCTCGGGCTTCAGCAGCGGGCAGGACACGATTGAGAACTACAATGCACTTGTGGAAAGCGGTGTGCGTGCCACTTCGCAGCCGGTGATCCGCGAGGTTATTAAGCTGCGTTGCCAGCAACTATTCGGCTTCATGCCCGAGTTTGACGTTGTATTCAAACCGCTGCGCGTGCTGTCCGAGCCAGAGGAAGAGCTGATGAAGACCAGCAAGGCGAATCGGGCATTGGCTCTGTTTGACCGGCAGTTGTACACAGGACAGGAAGTGCTGGAGTCGCTGGACAAGGACAACCTAATCAACATTGACAGCGAGGTGCAGCAAGGCGTCCGCGAGGTTGTGCAAGCTGTGGCCAACGAGGAACAGGAAGCCAATGAAGAGCAGCGCAAGGAAAACAGCCTGAAGATTTTCACCATGCTGCAAGACAAGGCGGGCAAGCAGCGTGAAGCGTTTGTGAACAAGGATCGCAAGATCCTCTCCAAGCTGAAACGCAATGCTGCATAAAAACGTCACGCTTGAACCAATCCTTCAAAAGGATTCCCAACACCGGGCAATCCAGAAGGAGATTGACGCATACTTCTTGGAGACAATCTTCGAGCCGTTGTTCATTTTGCTGGACTCGTACAACGTCAAAACAAAGACGAACTCTGTAGAGAGCCCGCTTATCACCGCCTTGCAGAATGGCGATGTGTATTACACCAACGGCACGTTCACAGGCGCTTTCAATGCTGCCATTAGCCGGGAGCTGCGCGCAATGGGTGCCACCTTCGACAAGGTCAACCGCGTGTTCCACCTGCCGGAGAGCCGCCTGCCCCTTGGCCTGCGTCAAACCATTGGGCAGTCCTTGGAGCTCAACCGGCAACTGAACAAGGAGATGCTGGACCTGTTGAGCCAAATGGAAATGAACATCGGCAAGGCGGAGACGGGCATCAACCTGAAGTTTTCGCTGGACGGAGTGTTTGTGGACTTGCGCAAACAATACGAGCGCACGCTTCGCCAGCACGGGCTCCCGGTGCCGCCTGACCTTAGCGCAAGCGTCAAGGAATCCATCACGGTTGAGTACACCAAGAACCTTGATAAGTATATTAAGAACTTCACCGAGCAGATGATCCCCGAGCTGCGCGGGCGCATACAGGAGAACACGTTTGACGGCGGTCGGCCGGACAAGATGGCCAAGATTATTCAGGCGCAGTATGGTGTCTCCAAACGCAAGTCAGAGTTTCTGGCTGAACAGGAAACGTCCCTGCTTCTTAGCAAGTATCGTGAAAGCCGTTACAAGGATCTTGGTTCACGCCGTTATATCTGGAGCTCAAGCGGTGACGTGCGCGTGCGGCACGACCATAAAGAACTAAACAATAAGATTTTTTATTGGGACTCGCCGCCTATAACAAACAAGGCCACTGGAGCCCGGAACAACCCCGGCGAAGATTTTCGTTGCCGTTGCGTTGCCCGTCCCATACTGCCAATCCAAGAAGACTAATAATGAGCACGATAAAAATCACTTACAAGAAGACGAACGCTGTTGAAGGCGAAGAGTATATTTTTGTGAAAGCTGCTCAAAGCGCACCTGCTAATACACGTCTTTGGCCTAAAGATGAAAAGGCAGGTTACTCAATGGTGTTCATGCCTTATGGCCCAAAAGGCAGAGGCTTTTATCTTAAAAAGGACTAAAGCTTTATGAGCACGTTCACGCTCAAACCTTCTAGCCACAGGGTCAGCTCCAAGCTTAACGCGAAGACATGGGCCAACCGTTTCCGCGCCCGCATCCTTGAGCCCGGCATTGTATCTTATCAGGACCAAGATTGCGGCAACGCGCTGCTCCGCAAGGAAACGATTGACGCGCATATCCACACCTTCATCGGCCGTCCGCTTATTCTAGCGCGCGACGGCATGAACCGGCCAACCTACAAGCACGCCAAAGTTCGCCCCTCCAACTTGGAGAAAATGGCGGACGGTTACATCTCCGGCGTTGAGTACGACCCCGTTGACGGCTGGTGGTACGCGGTCGGCACCGTACACAACGAGGAGGCAAAGCAGGCGATCCGTGAAATTGGATACGTCTCTTGCGCGTACGACGTCAAAGGGCTTGGAGGCCCCGGCGACTATCACAATCTTCCTTACCATGAGGAAATCACAGCTTTCGAAGGCGAGCATCTTGCTATTGTGGACAATCCACGATACGAGGAAGCGACCATTCGTCTAAACGCAAAAACTAAACCAAAACACACCATGTTCAAATGGATCAAAAAGATTCTCGCCTCCGGTGAGAACAAACAGAACAGCGTTGAATCAGGCGAACTTCCTGAAGGCGCTGCGCTCGAAATCGACGGCACCACCGTTCCCGTTGCGGAGGTTGTCGAAGGCTACAAGCAGAACACCAAAGGCGCGCAAGAGCTGGACGGTGCTTCCGAAATCGAAGTTGACGGCAAGCCTGTCAGCGTGAACGCCCTCATTGCCTCCCACCAGAAGCTGAACGCCATGGAGAAGGAAGAAGAGGAAAAGAAAAACGCAGCTGACGAAGAAGAGGAGAAGAAAAAGAACAAGAAGAAAAACTCCGACGAGAAGGAAAAAGAAAACGCCTCCGACGAAGACGACGAAAAGAAAAAGGAAAAGGAGAACTCCAAGAAGACCTACAAAGTCAACTCGGCTCCCGGTCCTATCTCCCGCGCCCGCGAAGCTGGCGTCCTTGTCGAAGTCACCAACAGCGCGCCCGACACGCAGGAAGCCAAGCTCAAGCGCGGTCAGGATCGTTACGGTCCACGCACGAAGTAATCTTTTCAACCCGCAACAACACACAAACATCTAAACAGTCACTAACATGGCCGTCCTCAACCAAAACCAATTCGCGCAGACTCCGGTCCTTGGCGCTCCCGACTTGGCGTTCAACTTCAACACCAAGTCTGTCTTGATTAACCCCGCTTCGGTTGCCACCAAGCTTCAGGTTGGTCAGGCTGTTAAACTGATTGCGGGCAACGTGCCGCAAATCCTCGTCGATCAGGCTGCGTCCGCCGATATCCCGTTTGGCGTGATCATCTACAACCTCAAGAAGAATCTTTACGCTGCGGGCAACACGACGGAAGTCGCCTGCCGTGGCAATGTGATTTATCTCGAGTCCGCTGCCGCCATCACTCGCGGTGCTGCTGTGGAAAACGTTCCCGCCTCGGTCACGATTCAGACCAAGGCTTCGGGCGCTCGCCTTGGCTTCGCGCTTGATCAGGCAACTGGTCCCGGCCAGTTGATCCGCGTCGAAATCGACCCCGCCGCTGCCTAATCTTCAACCTCAACCAACACACAGGAAATTCCTAACATGCGTTCGATTCAATTCGTTGAAAACGGCAAAGGCCACAAAGAGCCGCGCGAGCTGCGTCACGGTATGTCCCTCCGCAATGCGGCGGGCGATATCAACGACAACAGCACCGGCTTCCAGATCGCTATCGACACCCTGACCTTCATCAAGAAGCAGGTCGTGGAACAGAAGTTCTACGAAGTTGAAGGCGGTCTTGCAAAGTACGTCCCGCTTGAAGTGGGCGACGGTGCGTTCTCGCAATCCATCCTCACCAATCTCGAGTATTCGAGCGGTGGCGACTTCGAGACCGGCATCATCAACACCGGCACCGCAAACGACCGTCTCGCGCAAGCGGACGCTGCCGTTTCGTCCAAGACGGTACAGGTTGCCAATTGGGCCAAGGGCATCGGCTACTCGATTTTCGATATCGAGCAGGCGCTTGCGGCTAACAATTGGGATCCGGTCATCGCCAAGGAGCGCGCCCGGAAAAAGAATTGGGACCTCGGCTTGCAGGCGCTCACCTTCATGGGCCTCAAGTCCAACCCAACCGCTTTCCCCGGCCTGCTGACCAGCCCAACGATCAACGTGAACAACACGCTGATTCAGGAGCCAATCAGCCAGATGAACGCCGTCGAGCTCAACACGTTTGTTGCCACGCTGATCTCGGCGTACTTCACCAACGCCAACAAGACGGCTCGCCCTGACCGCTTCATCATCCCATATTCGGACTTCTTCGGTCTCCAGACCATGACCCCGAATGTGATTGGTGCCGGTGAAGGCAACTACCCAATCAGCCGCCTTGAGTTCCTCCTGCGCGCCTTCCGCCTCGCCAGCCAGAACCCCAACTTCGAAATTCTGCCGCTCGCTTACTGCGACGCCGACACAAATTCCGCTTGGGGCGTCGACAAGCAGATCTATCTCCTGTATCGGTACGACCGTGACAGCGTCCGCATGGACCTCCCGGTTGATTACACCGTGACGCAGGCAAACACGATGAACAACTTCCAGTTCCAGTCGGCCGCTTACGGTCAATTCACTGGTGTTCACTTCTATCGTGAGCTCGAAGGTCTTCTGTTCGAGTACACCCCCGGCTCCTAAGCTGTTGTCTGATTAACGTACTCGGAAATGAAAGCTGAGTAGCCGGACAACGTAACCGGCATCCTTTAGCTCACAACCCATCCCTCACATG